TAGGTCGGCCTTCATCTGCTTGCGCAAGGCCGACGCGATTTTAGGCCGAAGGGGCTACAGCCCTCTCCTTTGTTTGTTAGAGTCGATAGCCACCACGCATCGGGCCAGAACGCGAATTTCTGCGATTGCTGCCACTCGTGCGTTTGAACAACTTACGGCTTCGACTACGTTTCATACGTTTCCGTCTCATTGAGATTCCCTCATTAATTTAAACAGTTCTTCAGTTTCAGACATGTTGAGTCCAGTAGTTGCACCCTTACGCTGCAAATGCTCGATCTTTCGATTTCGCCAGTTGGGGTAAATACCTGGCGTACCACTCTTGACAGGAACCTTTTTGAACGTGGGTTTCTTCATCATAGACCAGGCATGTTTGCCCCAGGATTTAATACCAGTAGCCACTTTCTTTCCAGTATTAGCCAGACCGGAAAGAATAGCAGAAGCTTCATCAGCAACGCCAGTTTGAGAATTAAGACGCGAAGCGTCAACCATGTCCTGCATGATTTTGGGCAAGCCCTTATAAAACTCCAGCATGTTATTGTCGAGAGTCGCAGAGACATTGGCCCTGGCGGTATTCGCAGCTTGCAAAGCGGAGGAAGCACCACGAGAGATACCCGCAGAGAGATCCGGGAGAGATGGTGCAGAGCCGGTCGGAGTAGAAGCACCTTTACCGCCGGCAGAGAGAATAGGATTAAGCCCAGCCGCACGCAGGTCGGCTACTTCGCGTTGGTGGGCAGTATTAGACATCCGCTCTTGAAATTTACGATTGAAAGTAGCTTCATCAGATGCCTGTTTGGCCGTAAAGGCAGAAGCACCGAGGCCCCCCAAGGGGGAGCCTACGGCAGAGTTCACAGTACCAAGTACGTCTTTCAAAAATCCCATAAGTCTCCTAGAAGTGATCGACAAGACCAGGCACGCTGTAAACGGGCATTGGTCTGGTAGCGGAAATATCGAAATAAGAATCGAATGTGAAAGTTGGCTCGTCAACGACAGCAACCACACGCTCGATCGGCATATTCTCTTCAATGAAATCTTTACCGAGCACAGGAAGCTCTTGGAAGTCTTGGCTTAAATGCCAAACGTCCAAGGACGTCGGATCAACAGAACGCATCTTCCCAGTAATCATCGAGGGGAAGTAACGGTACTCAGCCCAGCGTTCTTGATACCCGAACACGTCAAGATCGGCAGCAGTATTTTGAGCATAGATTTCCTGGTTAAGAACCGCCTGTTCACCCAAATGGGACAGAGCGGGCCAAAAGAAATCATATTTAGTGGAACGAGTCCACAGTTTATTCAGAGCGGTTTGATAAGTGATGTCGGCACGAATTTGCACGAAACCGAAAACATAACCATGTTCAACGAATGACTTGGAGAATCCGACTCCGGATTGAGCGTGATATCCAACAGCACCGAGAGTACCGAGAGGCGTACCAGTTTCCAACGACTGCGTGGTTTGAGCGACAGGAGTCACCTGGATAGAACGTGAACCACCGCCAAGATATTCAGGACGTTGAAGGCGAGAGTCCGGGCTATTCACGAGAAAATGGCTCTTGATAATTTCAGTGTACCGAGTTCCACTCCTGGCATCACGCTCCAGCAGCTTCTGGAGTTGGAAAGTTTCACGAAGGGAATTAATCGTCGGACCAACAGCCTCGGAAAGGTCAGCAATAACGCCAGAATAAGCGGCATTTCTAGCAAGACCCAACGCCGCATTATCCGTCGAAGGGGTCCCACCACTGGTGATAGTCCCAACCGCGACATTGTCCCAAGAAGATCCGGTTTCGACAGCCGAACCACCAGCAACCCTCGCAATGCCGACACCACCAAGATTATCCTCTAAACCCATACTATTGCCATTACCAATCACAGGAGCAGTAGTACCGAGAGGAAGCTCAACACCGGGACCCTTCTGCGGCCAAGGCAGACAGGAAGTGAAATAATCATGACGTTTGCCACGTCTCAGCAGGTTGTAAGTGGTGATATCGTCAGGCCCTTCATCATGCTCAACACGGACACTATCAACAAAGTTCTGATCTCGGAACCATTCGTCAAAGATAAGATTGTATCCACGGAAAGGAAGGGCATTGACAGTAAGACCGGGAACCCCGGTCGGGAGGCCGAAATAATCGGCCAGAGAACCAATAGCAAAGCCATTGGTAATATCGGCCTGAACCGTAGGCACGACAAAATCGGTAGAATCACCAGGGTTTTGTTGCTCACCCATGAATTTCTGGAAATCATCCCACACGAGACGATTGGGCACGAAGAAGAAGAAAAAATCCATGAACATGTTGTCCATGATCGGAACTATCGGGGTATTCAATCTGGCGATACTCGAAAGCTTTACATTGAAGGTATCGCCAGGGAGAACCTCGTCGAGGTAAATAGGATAAATCAGGTCAGGATCTAGGGTGGTTTTGTACCCATGAGATCGTTTGAAAGTAGAACGTTGAATATTCGCAGAAGGAATCCGCGAAAATTGATGACTCATTACAGACTTTTGTCTATGTCTTGAGAACGGCATTTCAGGCCCTTTCGATAGTATTGGTGTCAGTCCGCACAGTTAATATCAAGTAGGTGAACTGTGACGGCCCTTACTCGGGCTTCGCCGAGTCAGGTCCGGTAGCCGCCACAAGCGGCATAGAAGCCTCTGTAGGAGGCGTTGAGGCTGGAGGGGTATCTGGTATAGGCTTAGGGCATAAACCCAGCTCCTGGGCCTCTGAGAGATTCTGAGGGTCATCCAGAAACGATAGCAATTGACCAGGATCATTGTCAAACCTCGTCCGCAAATGAGCAGGAAGACGAGCAAAGTCGCTTTCAGCCTCAATAATGCGGTTTTTCATGGTATGGAAGTCAGTCGCATCGGTAAAATCACCATACTGACCTTCCGAAGCAGAAGATTCGAGGAAACCCGTTACACGGTATTTCTTCATAATCGAGTTGATGTCGACCTCGTTTTTGTGGTGTTTTTCAACCACGGAAGCAGGATCGGTAACGAAGCACACACGCCGACTTCCATTTTTGCGTTTTGTAATAATCCTTTTCACGGTTTTTCCTTTCAAATGAAAAGAGGGGGCTACGTACAGAACGCAGCCCCCGAGGGTTAGAATAAGCAGGATGGGAAAGTATCTCATCACGCCTGGACGCCTACCAAATCGGCGAAGTCAATCACATGAGTTTTCTTATCATGGCACTCAATTACGCCGGTCGAATCATCATAAGTACCAATTTCCCACAACTGGAAATCTTCCGGATGATTCCCATACGCGCTGTCATGTTGCTTCGCCAGGTCGCTAAAAGCACGACAAGCAACACCGGAATTGTGAAGGCAAATAGGTTGTTGGTACAGTTTCGCTTTTGTGTCATAAACAGCATAAATCTTGGTCACCATTTTCATACGTCCTTACTAACCTAGTTAATTTCGATTGCAGCACCTTCTCACGAACGCGAAGGCGAGCTGGAGTATTATCGTCAG